TTGGAAATGGATAGCTTCCAGGTCGTGAATATATTGAGCAGTCTGTGTAAAAAAAGGTTGGTGCGTAAAATCGGATTGGTTAACCGCACGATGCGCTATAATGGAACCTGGTTATATGAGGTGATGCCGTGAAAGTAGACGATTATTTAAACATCACGCAAAAAATATTAGCGCAACGTGGTAAGGAATACGGCGATTTTAACAGGCTGCACCAACAGATTGCCAAACGCTTTAGCCTGGCACTGGGTCAAGAGATAACGCCGTACCAAGCCGCGCGGCTGTTAATGGAGCTGAAGCTTGCCAGGCTGGACATGGGCTGGAAGCAAGACAGCCTGATAGATTTGATTGGTTATGCTTCTATTGCTGGTGCGCTATCTGATGACTAAAAAGCCACGACAACCGCGCGACTTGCCGTCCGATTTTGGCACGCCTGAACGTTTGAAGAAGGCCGACGCAGAGGAAGCACGGTTTGAACGGACGGGTAAAGAGCTGGGTGCAAAGAAAAGGTTGCGGATTGTCAATCAAATGCCACTGGATCGGTATTACACAAGGCAGCAGATAAATAGACGGCAGTATGAAGCTGGTAAACTATTGTATAGCATTTGGTATAGAGCAGGCCAAAGCCAGCGGATTGCGTCAAATTATGCGGCTGTTATTGTCGATGGTGGCTCTGGTGACTCTCAGGGCGCAGGAGAAGCGTTCTCAGAGTACATAAGGGCGTTGCGGTATGTAGGAGTCGATTTGTCAAAGGTCGCACAGTGGGTCGTTATAGAGGGCATGAGCGCAAACGATTGGGCAAAGGAAAAAGGCCACGACCCTAAAGGAGGAATTGTGGCCTTGCGTTTGTGTTTAGATGGGTTAGGCGATTATTTTAAAATGGCGAGGGATTAGTTGGGGTTTATCTACACTTTCATTTCGCAGTCATTTGGCCGTGTTGATATTACAACCCAACCATATGCTTCATTAAATTTGTCATTTTTTAGCGTTTGATCCCAAAATAAACCAGATTCGTATTTTTTACTTAAAAGCTTATAAGTTACTAAAGCTTGTAGATTATTGTCGTGACCATCTATGCAATAAGCATAGAGATCTTGATTAAGATTTTTTAAATCTTCTATATCACCTAGAGTAAATCTACTGCCGAAATGATAATCAAGGCGATCAATATGGTCAGCAAGACGCTCAATACGGTCATATTTACTTAAACGCTTATCTTGAATTATTTTATAACTCTCGTGATAAAGAAAACCGAAATCTTCATCTGTTATTTCAATGCTAACTTTGCTCATAATACTTCCCTTCTTTAAAATAATAATACAAAATAAACCGCACCAAATACAATAGCACATCCTAAAACGTCGGATATATTGATTTGCTTGATGCGGTGGATTAATTCACGGTAGGTCATAAAGTTCCTGCCGTTTCATCAAAGTGAATGTTATAAAATGTTTCAGAATTGTTGACGAATATATAACCGTCTTTTGTTCCACCCATTATCCAAGAACCAGATACGCTTTCCCAATTAAGTTTGATCATAAATTGCTTGGCGGCTTCCCTGTGGTTTTCCTCAGTGTTCATACTGTAATCATAATCATGCCAATATATATTTTTACCATATGACTTTGATGCTTTAATTCTTGATCCTCTGTGATCAGTTGGACCGAAATATTTAGTTGATATAGTTTGCATTTTTACTTTCCCTTTCTAACTAATATAATCGTAATATATTCATTTATGAATAGAATGCAAGAGGAAAAGTGAATAATATTGAATTTTTTTTATACTATATATATAACTATCTTAAAATTTTTAAGAAAAGGAATAAAAAAAGGTGAATACTGTAGTTAAAAACAAAGGTGGACGTCCACCAGGCACAGGACACGGGCAACAGGTCGTAAGTAGGCTAAGACAAGAGCTTCATACCGCTTTTGGCCTTTTAAATCGAAGGGGACGTCCGATTAGCGAGCTTTTAGCGGAACAATTAGAGAAAGATGCAGCTAGTACATTGAATAAGCTCAGTTCTTTTTTGCCACGAGAAGTCAACTTAACAGGTAGTAACTCAGAGTTTAGCTTGGCGTTGGGTGAAGTAGCAAACCGAATAAATGAACAAAACGAATTGCTTAGTGCTTCTTTAGAAGAAGCAAACGATATGAAGCAAGTCATTGATATTAAAGCGGAAAATGTAGAAGAAGCTAAGATTGTGCCTGAAATTGTGCCTAAGTCGGGCAAAAAATCCACAAAATAACCAGGCAGTACGCGCTTGACCCCCCCGTGTCGCTCTTCATGGGGGCGGATATATATGTATATACCACCCTCTCTGCCCGACTCTGCCCGATCCTGCCCCACACCCCCCCGTCAAACGAATATATTACCTATTGACATGCGGCCTGCTGAATTATATAGTTATACTATGATGAGCTAATCCGCTCAACAGCAGGCTAACAGGTTTCCCTCCCTTCCCTCGTACCTGCTAGAGCTACAAGCCCATCTTTTCATATTACTTTCCTTTCCTACTCTCGGCCTCCCTTCTGGGGGGCCACCTTTTCAGCGGAAATATTACCCATGGCAAAACAAAAGGCGCAGCTAGACCTCGCCGACACGCTTCTCAAGCTTCACGGTGATCCTGTACTGTTTGTCCAAACCGTTCTTCAGGCCGAACCTCAAGAATGGCAATCGCGTGCCTTGCGTAATATTGTGACCAACGATCGTCTTTCGATCCGCTCTGGGCATGGCGTAGGTAAAACCAGTTTCTTATCTTGGGTTATTCTTTGGTGGGTCTGCACGCATTACCCGTGTAAAGTTGCTTGCACAGCCAACAGCGCATCACAGCTAGAACAGGTGTTATGGCCTGAGATATACAAATGGATGCAGCGGATGCCCAAGGGGTTTCTGCAAGAGTTGGACTTTAAGTCCGACAAAATAGTTATAAAGAGCGCACCTGACAGTTTCTGCGTGGCTCGTACATCTCGAAGAGAAAACCCTGAGGCTCTACAAGGCTTCCACTCGCCCAATATGCTGTTTATCGTAGATGAGGCTTCTGGTGTGCCTGATATTATATTTGAGGTCGGACAGGGTGCTATGTCCACGAAGGGCGCAAAGACTGTCATGGTGGGCAACCCCACGAATGGCACAGGCTTTTTTGCGGATGCTTTTGATAAAAATGCAGAGCGGTGGAAGAACATGACGGTTTCCTGCACGGAAGCCACCTCTGTTGACCCTGCGTTTATTGAGGACATGAAACGTCAATACGGTGAGGATAGCAATATCTACCGTGTGCGCGTCCTGGGTTTGCCCCCTGAGTCAGACGATGACTCCCTTATATCGCGCCATTTGGTGGAAACATCAGTTGGACGTGATGTTGAACCGATGACTGTGGCTCCCATTTGGGGCTTGGATTTAGCCAGGTATGGCTCTGACAGAACGGCCCTAGCCAAACGCCAGGGAAACGTATTACTTGAGCCGATCAAGCATTGGCAGGGTAAAGACCTGATGGAAACTGTTGGTCTTATTCTTGCTGAATATGAGGCGACCCCCTATATGGACAGGCCCAGCGAGATTTGCTGCGATAGTATTGGCGTGGGTGCTGGTGCTGTTGATAGATTGCGTGAATTAAACCTACCAGCGCGCGGCGTGAACGTCGCTGAAAGTCCATCTTTGGGTACGCGCTATCAGCGTTTGCGTGACGAGCTTTGGTTTAAGTGTCGTGAATGGTTTGAGGCGCGAGATTGTTTAGTGCCAGATCAACAAGAGTTAATACATGAATTAACAGCCCTTCGCTTTAAGGTTTTATCAAGTGGTAAATTTAAAGCTGAAGGTAAAGACGAAATGAAAAAACGTGGTCTTAGGTCGCCTGACTTAGCTGATGCGTTTGTTTTAACATTTGCTGCACAAGCGGTTCGCGCTGGTGGTTCAGTAAGTTCTTACGGTTACAAAGCGGAGTTAGACTACGGAAACAGCAACTGGATAATCTAATGTGGATACCCATGATTTTAGTGTGTGCGAATAGCTTATGTTCGGGCATTGGTGGGCCAGTGTATGAAACTCTGCAAGAGTGTGAAGATGCCATGCAAAAGATTGGCGCACCTTACATTCGGGTGAAATACCCCCATTACGAAATTTTAGACATGCAATGCTTAAGCTGGGGAGTGAGTTCCTAATGGCACCACGCAAAAAGTACAGCAAAACAGTTAAAGACCCTAAAACTGGGCGCAAAAAGACTGTTAGATATGGTGCTACAGGCTACACGATAGCCCCTGGTACAAAGCGCGGCGATAGTTACTGCGCTCGTTCAGATGGTCAAATGAAGAAACACCCCAAAGCTGCACGCAACCCTAACTCGCCGTTAAGGTTAAGCCGCGCCAAATGGAAATGTTCAGGTAAGAAATCGAGACGCACATGATGAGACAAATGTATATCAAACGTTATTCCAACCCCAACCCAGGTAAGATGGA